AAATAACTACCCGTGCCGGACGCGGGATTAAACGCATTTGTGCCGGTCGTTCCACCAGCGGGATTACCGAACTGACTCATAATCTCTTGTCCTGCGATGCTTCCATAAGAACCCGCAGCAGCAATAGCATCTTCCCAACTGCCCGGATTGTAGGTGCTAGTCGTTGGGGCTGGACTGTTGGTGTAGCCTGTTATGTTCCCGTTGACGCCGTAAATTGGAGTTTGTGCTGCCATAATTAAAAAATCCTTCTTCGTTGCGGTGTTGAGTTTTGAAAGTATTCCACGACAAATTGTTCATCCGGAAATCGCGTTTCCATGTCCCGATTTAATTCGTGAATGGCTGATGCTTCAAACGCTGCCGCACCCTGAATGTCCCCGGCCTCTTTCTTGCGAATAGCCAAAACCATGTCACGCAAGGCGTCCTGATTTTCGATCAGCACATTATCGGTGTCGGCCAAAGCGGGAATGAACGCCAGCTTTGCAATCACAGAGATGAAAGGCAACGCATGATGAAGGTGTCCGAACCCGTCCAGTCGCATCACGGTATATTCCGGCGTTTGTTCCGAGGGCTGGTAAATTGACAATGGCAACAGGTTGCCGTTGTTATCATCCTGCTGGCAGGTGATGTAACCGTTGGACAACGCCTTGACCACACGCTGAATCTGGCCGAATTGGACGTTCGACACGTTCATGGGATAAGTCTGTCCCGGTGGAATAGCTAGAACCAATGTCGCTTGTGCCGGGTTGCCGCTTCCATCAACTCCGAAAAATGAAACATTGATGCCAACATCATTCACGTTGTTCGAGGTCGCCCGGACATACATCGGTTGGGATGGATTGATTTGGTTATAGACAGGCGTCGTGCCGATGTTGTAAGCCACACGCTTATGATGATGCCGCCAGTTGACAGAATCGCCACCGATAAAATCATCAAACCAATGCCTGAATTCATCGTTCCACGGAACGAATTTATACCAAAAGTTTTTCACTTCCGCATGATAATGTTCATTCACGGCAAGAATGGACTCAACTTCACGCGGACAAATCAGAACTGGATGCGGCGACCACACCATTGTCAGAAGCATGGGCTGGACAGAAGCCCACCAGTTGCCCCGGATGATCAACTGGCGCGTTGCGTCGTTGACGTAATTGACGAAATCGCCAGATGTGGTGGCGATGCCGCATGAGCGGCCAACCGGCCCCAACTTAACTTGTCCAAGTGTTAATAGCATAATCCAACAACCTGCAAAGTTACGTATCCAAGACTGCTGAAGGAATGTGCGCCACCCTTCCCACTGAATTGTGTCGCACTGTAAGTGAAATTTGTCAATAACGATTCCACGGCAGATGTCACATCAGACCCATTGTAATAAAACTTCACCGTAGTTGGAGTGGCTGGTAAAGGGTTGTTCCAAGAAATCGGAGTCCCGCCGCTGGAATTCTGCCAAATCTGATAGTAATAGTTGGTTGAGGAAGAATCCTGTCGGACAAAAGCCGTTGTTGTTTGAACCGGCGAATTCAACTGATACTGTGCAGCGACGGTTGCATGAACGCCACTGTTGGTCGTGTAGGTGATACTGACATTGTTCCCTGCAACCAATTTTGTGACCAAATTGGGCGTCAAAAGAATCCGGTTTGTTGGAATGGTTGACCAGTTCGTGAGATTTCCTGATGCGGGCTGTAATCCTGCTTTACTGGAAGCGTAAAGATTTGTCGTGGAACCGAGCGTAACGGTTATCACCCCGCCGTTCGTTGTGACTGTTTCCGTCATGTTCGAGTTCACAATGATACTGGCAACCAACGCCTGATTTGTTCCCCAATGAAGTGCGATGGTGTTGACGTTGGTGGTGTTTGCCAAAGTCAGATAATTGCTCGAAGCGTTTAGCGTGGTAATGGTCGGATATGGCGCGATGGCGGATATGACGGATGAGGTTGTGGCGTAATACGCCGCCACATTGGACGACTGCAAATAATTCTGTAACAACACCCAAGCGGGTGTGGCAAACCCGATGAAGATGTTTGAGGTCACAAGCCCGTTCGTTGTTGGGATCGCCGGAGCGTTTGTGAATTTGGAATAATTCAGGTTGCTGGATGAAGTCAGATACGATCCCGTCGGTTGAAATGTTGCCGCAGCCGTGGCAGCGGAAATCAGTCCATTGGTGTAGTTGGTCGCTTGTTGCCAGTCGCCAACTGGTGCAAGATAATTCTGCCAGCTATAAGAGTTGGTCGTGAACGCACCCCATCCGGCAAGCGTCACCGCATTGATGTTGGTAATGTAAGTGATGTTGCTGACATTGAGGGTCAGAGTATAAACGATGCCGGTTGTCGTTTGATTGGGAGTAATGATGAGTGTGCCGTTGCCGTTGGTGATGGCAGAGACGACCGACAACCCAAGCTGCGTCATTCCGTTGGTCGCGCTCTTGGTGAGATAGCCAGACGAATTGTTTGAATATACCGCATTGTTGATATTGGTAATCACCGGCGGCGCGTAAGACTGTAAAGCTAGTGGGAAATTATTTGAGACCGATAAAAGCTGCGTCTGTGTTGCAAGATTTGTGTTCGACGGCGGGGGTAGTGTCTGGAAAACATTGGAGGCTTCGCCGTTGGTGTCCGCGTATTGCGCGACGTTGCTGACGGTCAACCCGCCAGCATTTTGCAACAGAGATTCGGTGATGAATGAGGCCGCACCGGAATAAGCAAGTGTGACGGTTGGGGCGGGTGGAGTTCCATAAGAACTCCACAAATTAAGAGGACTCGATGATTGGTTAATGTAAAGAATACCTTCATCCGAGTCAGAATTAGTGTAAGAAATAAAAAAATTAGTGTAAGAAATGATTGTATTGTGTTGAAAAATTATTAAGATTTTCTCCCACAATGTCATTAAAGAGGACTTCGAGAAAAAAGGCGGATTAGTATAAAGAAATTCGTTAGTATAAAGAAATTCGTTCGTTGAAGCTGAATAATAATTCCCATTTGCTATTGATTCACCCGCGCCTGACACAACATAGTATTGCTGTCCTTGTCCTTGTTGCTGCTGCAAAACACCGTTTGCCGCCCCAGTGATTGCAAACGACGGGTCTTTGTTCGTCGTGAACGTATTCTGCTTGATGCCAATGGGCGTCTGCGCCAAAGCCTTTGGACAAAAGATGGCTAGACAAAAAATGACAAGACAGATTTTGACAATGTTTTTCATTCGTCGAATCCAATTACGACAACAGTTTTGTTTGTGCCGATAAGATTGCCGGTATCGGCGTAGTTAAAGCCCGATGTTCCGTTAGCCGTCAGAGTTGAAACAGAATACGAACTGCCGTTGTAATAAGCCTTGAGCGAAGTTGGAGCCGCTACCAACGCCGATGACCATGAAAAGGCAGTAGAAGTCGTAAGCATAGACGGTGTTGTTACGAAACTTACCGATTGCCATGCCACCGAAGTCTGGTCAACACCCGAACCGATGGTGTAAGTTATTCCGTTGGCGTTTGTGCTACCTTGAACTGTTGCGCCTGTGTTTTGTGTAATCGAAGTCACAACATTCGTGGTGAGCAAAATTGTGTTTGTTGGAATTCCAGACCAGTTCGTGAGGTTCGCGCTGGCAGGCTGAAATCCAGTGACTGCGCCGCCATAAGAACCAAGGGTGGCTGTGATAACCCCGGCATTGGTCACGAATGAAACCGTCATGTTGGATGAATAGGCGATAACACCGACAAACGGCTGACTAATAGGCCATGTCTGGGTGATGGCGGTTGCATTGGCTGAAATCGAAGTCTGCAACGAATTACTTTCCGAATTCAAACCCGTTGACGTGATTAAGCCGAACAAGAACGCATTGACATAATTTGTCGTGGCATAGGTTAAAAGAGCGTTTCCGTTGGTGTAGCCTTGCGATATTACCCAATTCGTATTAGCAAAGCCATTCGTGATTGAGGCTGTCACAAAGCCGTTAGTAGTCGGTATGGAAGGTGGGTTGGTGACATTGTTAAAATTTAAGCTGCTGCTGCCGGTTAGATAAGTGCCGATTGGCTGATAAGTAGCCGCTGCGGTTGCGGCAGGCAACAGGCCATTCGTGTATTGCTTTGCATTGGTGTAATCGTTGATCGGAGCAACATAAGCAGACCAAGACGCCGAGTTGGTCGTCAACGCGCCGTAGTTAGTGAGACTGGTCGCATTTAAGTTTGTCACATTGACATTGTTCGTGCCGGTCGCTGTGAGCGTATAGACGATGCCTGACAAAGTTTGATGGTTTGACGGAGTGAACCCGCCGCCAGAAATAATGGCTGACACCACATTGATTCCCAAAGCCGTTATACCATTGGTCGCAGAAGATTGCAGATAGCCCGCCGGATTGTTTGAATAAATCGAATTAGCAACCGCTGTGGATTCCAGACCCACATAATTCGTTGAGTTTAACCAGAGAGTGTTGCTTGCTCCTGTCAGTTGCGGCTGCGTCACAAGCGATGCTGGCTGATTGGTCGAGGCAAAATTTGTCGCCTGTTCCCACCAATAAAGGGCTGTTCCAAGCGGGTCAGCATAGAGGCTGTAATTATTCGTGTCCAGACCGCCAGCGGCTTCGATGACATTCGTTGAAAGCGATGCGGCGATACTGCCTTGAATTGCGCCCGTAGCGATATTCGTCGCCAGATTCAGCGCGTCGTAAGGGTCGTTCGTGGTGAAGTCGTTGTAATAGAACTGTGCCGCGCCAAGCCGAAGGCCGAGCAACATTACCGCCATGATGATGATTTTCTTCATATCCAGAGTTGTGTAACAGGATTCCAGTTATAGACCGTCAGGGTGTCCAAGTCGTAATAAATGCCCGCATTGTTTGCAGGCTTTTGGGTTGTGGGTGCGCCATTGCCCGAAAGGTAGCTCGAACCCAGTGAAGTTGCAAGAACGCCACTGCCAGTCGCCGTCGTGTCATCACCCCAATAACCCGACGGATTCCAAAAATATAACGCTTGATTCGTGTAATCGAAATATGTTCCTGCATTGTTGGCCGGAGTCGGTGTGGCGGCAGTCGGTGCGCCTGAACCAGCGAACGCTTGGCGACCAGCAGAAAAAACGAATGAACCTGTTGGAACGATCCCGGTGTCCCATTGAGTCCCAAGCCAGAGATAAAATTCTTTGTTCGTGGCGTCAAAATAAATGCCCGCTTCACCACTGCCGGGATTTTGGATTGTGGGTGCACCATAACCGGCAAACGCTTGTTTCAAAAACACGGCTGGCGGCGACGGAGCCGGTGTTGGAGTTGGAATAATTGGTCTAGCAAATTCCGATTGTGGAACAACCGACGCTTTCACAGCCAGCCCCATAAAATTACACGAACCAACCATCGTAACCCGGACTTGAAAATCATACCCATCACGATATTGAGTGCCAGAAACGGATGTGCCGCCAATGGGATTTCCAAGCCCCATCCTGACGGCATAGGGCGTGCTGTTTTTGACATTGTTGACCGACCATGAATACCACGGATGCCATTGCGTATCGTAATCCGGCCTGAATTCAACTGTGAAATTGACCAGACCGATGATGTTTTGGACATAAACCTCGCCATCCTCCGACCGCAGTAAATCGTATTCACCCGAAGTTTCGTTCCGACCGAAAAGCACCGAGGATTCAAACTGCCATGTCGTCCGAGTCGTGCCGGTAATGTCCTGACCATCTACCGTGGTAAGTAATTCCGATAACCCGACGGTTGATGTGGTTACTCCGTTTGTGGTTGTCTGATTCGATGTGAACTCAAAACATCGGACTTCACTTCCGAAAATTCCCGTCATCCATTGCAGCGTGTTCAATCCTGTCCATTCCCCCTCCCAGACTGCGGGAGATTTAGTCTGCAAATTGCTGACTGTATCAAGATTCATCACTACGGAGTTCTGAAAATACGCGCCTTTGGTTCCACTAACGGGAGAGCAACCGAAGATAACGCGATTGTCGAACTGCACCGATGAGCAGAAATTGAGAAGACTTGGGGTGTCACCGTTGATTGCCCGTCCGACTTCTTGGCTGCAAGGCGTGCTGTTCCATTTGTAAAAGTCCAATGAAGCAATGGTCATGGAACGGACGCCATCGGGCGCACGGAACAGGATGTCGCCGTTCACCGGAATTGTTGACCACTGCGATAATCCGCCAGCACCAATAAGCGACACTGTGACAATCGGAGTTGTCAGACTTGGCCATGTCGTCATGTCCGCCGGGGCACTGACACTGAAAACGCTTTGCGTCGTAAAAACTTGAAGCGGCCCCTGCCCAAGCTGGACATTCATCGTTGGGGCGACAACCAACGCCCTGATTGTGCCGTAGTTTCCGGGGATGCTAAACGTGCCGCCATTGGACAGAAGCGTGTTCTGCATCGTGTAGAGGATGGCATCGAGAAAACCGTTTGCCGCCGTGCCACTCGATCCGCCAACTGCGTCACCAGCAACAAACTGTGTGCCGTTGGGGAGCGATGTCCAGATTCGTCCTTGGCAATATGTCCACGCCTTGCCGCAGGGTATTCCGATTACAGTTTGAACGACGACATTTTGCAACACAACCCCGGCGACGACTGAATTGTTTGTCAGGTAATAGGTCGTAGCAGTAGATGGTGAATCAATAGTGCATTGCAAATTAGCCGCTGGACTGGTTGTGTTACTGCCGACAAAAACAGTCGCTCCCTGTGTTGAAGTGGTCGGATAAGACGCACCTCCTGAAAGCACAACCGCCAATGCTGTATTCGGAAAGCTGTAAGTTAATCCTGTCCCGCCAATGGTTCCAATCGGAGCGTAGCTGACAACCGGCACTGTGGCTTGCGTCTGGTATTGAAGCGTGATGGCTGTGATTTGAGAATTACTTCCGTAGGGGTCGGATGGAAGCGGAATGGTGAAACTGCCCGATGCAATCATGGATGGCGTGATTGCACCAGAAGTTACTTGAGTTGTTGCTCCTGTGGGTTGCAGAGGACTGCCATATGGAGAACCCGTCAAAGCAGCCCACTGTGCAACCGTTGCGACCGCTACCAGCGAACCCGCGACAAAGCCAGTCGTGTTTTGCGCGTTGTTGGCATCGGCGGTATTAACGGTCGGGTTTGGAGAATACGCAATCGGATAACTCCCGCCGATATTTATAGTCGGATTGCTTATTGGGTAATTTGAATTTTGGAGAAAAATCGTGTCCCCGGTTTTAACAGTTCCCGTTGCTGCCGAAGATAGCACCGCACCGCCGGTCATTGGCGGAACAATCGTAAGTGCCATCTGGCCGATGTATTGATTGCCAGCATACGCGGGCGTAACAGGACTTATCCCCGCCGTAATACCACCCGATGGCGCATAAAGGGCAACCGGAATGTTGAAGAACTTCGGGTCAATAGTTGTGATGTCGGTTGTCACTACCGCTACAATGACACCGCCAGAAACAGGAGCTACAAGCGCGGTTCCATTCGAGAATGTTCCAACGACTTGTTGCAGCGAATACGAGCGGAAAGATTTGTTGCCGTCAAACACCAGCGGGTTCGGCGTTGTCCCGTCCTGCACAATGAGATAATTTTCAGCCTGCCCAAGCCACGCTTGCGGCGCAGTTGCCGAGTTCAAATCAGGAACGCCCGCGCTTATGATTGGCGTGTATTCCTTAACCGCAATCATTCCTGGTGAAACAACGTAAGCTCCTACAATGCTGACCGAGAAATCCGGTGTGAATCCGAACAGCCGTCCGCTGATGAGCGCAAAGAATGTCGGGCCGGGTAGAATTGAACTTGCATTGGGCTGATATGCCTGTGGTGTTGCACCTTGGAAAAGTCCGTTCTGAACGAAGTAGGAAACTGAATCTGTCCCGCCGATGACCAGAATCCCGCCATCCGAGAAATTGTAGGAAAGGATTTTTGGCATGGGGCCGATAAACCCGCCGCGAACCGTAGAGTTCACTGCCCACGCGAGCTTGTCTTTCTTGAGCAAGTGCGGGTCAACCCCGCCGTCAATGCCGCCCAAAAAGTTGCCGAGAAAATCTTTTAGAAATGCCGACTTTGTTGCTGTTCTAGCCATCAATTCATATAACTAATCTTTGTCTTATGGATTTGCAAGATGTATTGTTGGCTCATGCTTAAATATGGAGAGAATTGGGTTGATACCGATCCGCTTTTAATCGAACTCACAATGATCAGGGAGTCTGATGAGTATTTGAAATCTGCTGGAACAAACCGGCTTCAACACTATCTAAACGCCCACAAATTGCTCTGGCCGGAGGACGAACAACATCGCTGGTTTGTAAAAGGACTGAAATCCATTGTTGAAAATAAGGTGAGTGTATTTCTTGGAAGCGCAAGTTCTGGAAAAACTTATTTGATGGCCGCTCATTGCCTGATAACTTTTTGGGCGTTCCCTTTCACATCGTTTGCGCTGGTTTCCTCGACGGATATGCGGAGTCTTGACCAAAAAATTTGGGGGAGGGGAATCAAGTGGCTTTTCAATCGTGCGCGGGAGCGTTACCCGTGGCTGGAAGGTTATCTGCTCGAATCTGCAAGAGCGATTGTCCCGGACAAAATTGACGATGAAGGCCAATTCGCAAGATTGCTTTCCAGAGGTATAGCTTGTGTGCCCTGTATTTCAGGTGGCCGCTTCGTTGGCATGGGAAAATATCAGGGCGTTAAAGCCCCTAGCTCGCCCGGAAAACATGACGGCCTGTTGACTCATTACGGAGATGAATCCGCCGTTATGGAGACCAGCTATCTCGACGCATACACAAACTGGACTGTGGATGATAATTTCAAGGGCGTCCAATCTGGCAACCCGACTGACATATCCGACCCCCTTTGCACCGCCGCCGAGCCGATTGGCGGTTGGGACTCATTCATTGACAATGGTAAAACTCAAGAGTGGACTTCGCGTTGGCATGATGCCCATGTCGTTGCGTTCGATGGCAGGGACACTCCAAACAATGACCAGTCGGGAACAAAATATCATTTCCTGATTTCAAAACCGTTTATCGAAGGGCTGCGAAAAACTTATGGCGACGATTCATGGCAACTCTACCAGCAGGGCATCGGTAAACCGTCAAAAGGGATGGTATCAAACCGCGTCATCACCATCGGTCTTTGCGAACAGCATCACGCCTTTGATTCTGTTGTCTGGAAGGGAACGCCGCGAACGAAACTCTACGCTTTAGACCCGGCGTATGGCGGTGGCGACCGTTGCGTTGGTGGAGAGTGCGAGTATGGTGAGGACAAGGACGGCAACATTATCTTCTCGGTAGGCACACCGGAAATAATTCCAATCCGACTGAACGCATCGCTCGATGCCGAAGGACAAATAGCGGAGTTCATCAAACAGCAATCCGACCGGCTCGGTATTCCACCAAAAAACATTTTCTACGATTCATTTGGGCGCGGCACACTCGGATCATCCTTCGCAAAGCAGTTCGGTTTCAACTGCCCAATTCCTGTGGACTCCGGCGCGCGTCCAACTGACAGGCCAGTGCGATTCGATTTATTTGTGGACGATGGAAAGAATGGGAAACGGCTGAAACGGTGCGATGAGCAATACCAAAAGTTCGTAACCGAATTGTGGTATTCTATGCGAGAAGCCATTGAGTCAGATCAAGTGCGGGATTTGCCGATGGAAGTCGCCCAAGAAGGCCAGTGCAGATTGTTCAAAACTGTTGCCGGAAACAAAATCGAAGTCGAACCCAAGGAGGACATGAAGGAACGGTTAAAGAAATCTCCCGACCTGATGGACTGGTGTTGCGTAGCCCTTGAAGGAGCTAGGCAACTTGGCTTCCAGATTCAACGCATTGGCCGGAACGTGATAAACGCAGATAGCGATGAAAATTATTTCACAAAAGAAGCGGAAGAATGGGACAACGCTATCAAGGCCGGACTTTTGAAGCATTGACAAAAATTTAATTTCTGATAATCTATGTCTAATGAATTGTGATGTTTTTACAAAAAAACCCTCTCGGAGTAAAAAGTTGTGTATATCTTAAAATCCTATAACAATCCGCTGCCGAACAATTATGTTTATGAACAGAATGGCCATAGCTTCAAAGCCAACCCCATCATCGAGGAAGTGGTCAAGGATGTCTCTAACTTTCGAGTCGCCAATAATCTTCCCCGTGCCAGTCTGTCAGAGTGCCTCGAAGATGTGGACTGTTACAACTGTGCCATTCGGAAAAACGACGGGCGGTTTTGTTGGGATTCTCCCGAATCGTTTGAACGAATCCACAAAGACCACCGTTTCGTTAAACAAAATTGTGCAGGCTGCGGAACGGTTGTAACCCAAAATTGATTTTATGCCAAACTGGGAAACTCCACAAAAAGTTTTGGAAACAATTCAAGCCGGAGACGAAACAGAATTTGAACGCGGTAAAAACCGTGTCCTCGTAAATAAGGCGGCAAACAACGATGAGTTAGTGGAAAAAGCAGAAGCCAAACGAATTGGCATGGACATTAACATCCGATGGGGAGAACCTATGGAGTCGTTGTCTCACGCACGCCGTCAATACCTCACCAACTTCTGTTCACAAGACAATTATTTTACCGTGTCCGTTCCCAAAGCACCGGAAGAAGTGCGGTCTGATTGGGGCGATTTCATCACCGAGTTCATCAATGACGTGATGAAGGAGGGCGAGCATGAATTGGATTACTTTGAAGTGCATCGCTCCAAATGGTCGGGGGTCGTCAGTCACGGCATAGGCCCTATAATGTGGGAGGACACTTACAACTGGCTTCCGCGATACGTTGCCATTGAGGACTTGCGAGTTCCCACCGACACCGAGCTTTCATTCCGCAACCTCACTTGGTTTGCCGTTCGCATACCCTATACGCCGGGAGAACTTTCTCGCAAGGCATTTTCCAAGACTAAGAGTAAGTTCAAATGGGACAAGAAGGCTGTCTCGGCAATTTTGGAGAATGTCAAAGAGTGCAATACCACGATGGCCGAAAACAACTACGATTTCAACACCGTGCCGGAGAAATTTGAGGAATTACGGAAGCAAAATGCCGGTTACTGGTCTGGGGACGCCATGCCGACAATCAATCTTTGGCATTTTTACCACGAGGACGATGACGGCAGTTGGCATCTGAAGGTCGTCCCTGAAAACAACACGTCAGGTGTTACCGCCGAGGCTGATGACAAATTTATCTGTGAACATGAGGGAGCGATTGCTTCAAGTTGGCGTCATATTTTGCACGTTCAGTTTGGTGACTTGAATAACAAAGCACCGTTTTTGTATCACTCCGTCCGCTCGCTCGGATTCGCTCTCTTTGAAACATGTTTCTGGACGGATTTTACCCGTAACCGGCTGCTCAAACACACGCTCGATCAGTTCAACATACTGCTTCGCATAGCCGACCCTGTTGATCGCGCTCGCGCCCAGATTCAGGTATTTCAAAATCTCGGCGTAGTCAAACCAGGCGTGTCCATTGTGCCCGCCGCCGAACGTCACCAGATTGATTCCGGTCTCGCTGAAATGGCGTTGGCAATGGGCAAGCAATTACAGCAGGAAGCATCCACGGCCTACACCCAAAACATTGACACCGGCACGCAGAAAGAACAAACCGCATTCGAGACGGGCGTGAAAGTCCAACAGACAAATGCCATGCTGTCAGGACTAATGTTGGTAGCGCGTATCTACGAGAAATCCGCTGCCAAAGAAATCTGCCGCCGGTTCTGTCTAAAAAAGTCCGATGACGAGGACGTGATGGCTTTCCAAAAGGCTTGCAAAAAGCATGGCATAGCAGAGGAATGGATTGATGTAAAAAAGTGGCGCGTGGAAATCACACAGCCGCTCGGTGGTGGCAACCCCACAATGGCAATGGTGGAGGCGGAGAACGCAATGAAGTTACGTCCCATGCTCGACCCGTCCGCACAGACCGAGGCGTTGCACGACGCAGCAGTTCAAATGGTCGGCTCGCGCCGGGCAAAAAGATGGGTGCAACCCGGCAAGAAGGTTGTTTCCGATGCCGCTTCCGCCGCCGCAGCCAATTTCCCTTTAATGATGCTTGGTATGCCGCCGTCCATCCCCGAAGGATTGAACCCCATCGAACAGATTCAAAAACTGCTCGAATTGTGCGTTCGTTACATCCAGAAGATTGAAGCCACAACCAAACTTGCAACACCAATGGAACTCATTGGTCTGCAAAATGTGTCTGCGTTCGTCGGCAAACTGATTCAAGGGATGCAAGGTGATGCTGGCAATGAACCGAAGATGAAGGAATTTGCAAAGGCATGGAGCCAAGTCAACAACGAAATCAAAAAGTTGCAGCAACACCTTCAAATGCAGATGCAAAAGCAACAGCAACAAAACGGCAACGGCGAGTTGCAACAGCAAATGGCCGAAACAAAGGTCAAGCTGGCCGGAAAACAAGCCGAGACGCAACAGAAATTAAAATCGAAGGAACTTGCCGAAATTCAGAAGCGGCGGCACAAAGACACGTCGTTTGTTGCCGATCAAAAAAGGCAAAATCTAAAGGCCGTGGCTGATATTGCGCGGGGAGCGAGACAACCGCTTGGGGAAAAGTAGAGGGTGTTATGCCCGAATACTCTGCTTTTGAAATGTCTGAGATGCGCCAGAAACAGATGGTGGAACAAGCCGTCAAGAAATCTGGCGTGTCGCAAGAAAAAGAGTTTGATAAAATTGAACTCAAGGCTGATAAACAACGCATCCATGAAGCATTGAAAAACTCGCGCGGTCATCACACGATAAGAGTTGGGAGTAAATTGCCATGAATATCTGCGTCCAAGCAATTCCCCACAAAGAACA